GTTTTGCGCCTGTCAAGCCGCGATGCGGTCCATGCGACTTCTGCACCGGTCGCATCGTAATTGTTGCGAGTTTGTAATGTTTGGCGTTTGATGGTTCTCCCTTGGGAGGGGAGCCCGCAATGTCACAAGAAAAAGAGCGGCACCACTTTGCGCTTATGTCAGTGGTCGATGCGTTCACTGACATCACCGGGATGTCGGCCGAGCGGCTGGGGCGCTTGATCGGGATGCCACATTTTGTATCCCACGTTCATGATGGCGTGGCGAACGAGCAGGAAATCAGGGCGGCCTTCGATCTGATGGGCCGCTTCTTCAGCAATCATGATCTCGGCGGAAGACGCCGCAGGGGAAATCCTCCGGCGAAAACTGCTCCGCGCGTCCCTCGCGGAGTGGTGCATCGCAAACGGCTACACGCCAGCCCGTCACCATCTGCTGCTGATCGAAAAGCTGGAGGCCCTTGCGCGGGGTGACATCCCGCGCCTCGCGGTGTTCATGCCGCCGGGCTCCGCGAAATCCACCTACGCCTCGGTGCTGTTTCCGCCGTGGGCGATGTCGCAGTTTCCGAAGGCGCAGTTTCTCGCCGCCTCGCACACCACGGAGCTGGCAGAGCGCTGGGGGCGTCGCGTCCGCAACCTGATCGCGGAGCACTCCTCGATCCTCGGCATCACGCCCGATGACCAGAACCAGGCGGCGGGCCGCTGGGCGATCAAGGAAGGCGGCGAGTATCTCGCGGCAGGCGCGCGCATCGGCATCGCCGGTTTCCGCGCGCTGTTCGGCGTGATCGATGATCCCTTGCGCAGCAGAGAGGACGCCGACAGCGAGGCGATCCGCGAGCGGCCCTGGGAGTGGTACCTCTACGACTTCCGGCCCCGCCTGATCCCCGGCGCGCGTCAGCTGCTGATCCAGACGCGCTGGCACGAGGACGATCTCGCGGGCCGCTGCCTCAACCATCAGCCGTGGGAAGTGATCTCGCTGCCCGCTGAGGCGAAGGCGAACGACCAGCTCGGCCGCGCGCCCGGCGAGTTCCTGTGGGGCGACGATGCCTACGGCTACGGCGAGCAGCTGCGAGAGCTGAAGGAGACGACGCCGCCGCGCGTGTGGTCGGCGCTGTACCAGCAGGCGCCGGCTCCCGACGAGGGCGACTTCTTCAAGACCCAGTGGTTCAAGCCGCTCGACATCGCGCCATCGCATACCTTGATGCGCTGCTACGGCGCGAGCGACTACGCGGTGACCGACAACGGCGGCGACTTCACCGTGCATGTGGTGATCGGCGTCGATCACCTGAACAATCTCTATCTGCTCGACATCTGGCGCGGTCAGAGGACGACCGATGTCTGGATCGATGCGTTCTGCGATCTGGTCGAGAAGTACAGGCCGCTCGCATGGGCTGAGGAGACCGGCCAGATCAAGGCTTCGGTCGGGCCGTTCCTTGAGCGTCGCATGCGCGACCGCCGCGTGTGGGTCAATCGTGAGCAGTTTCCGACGCGCGGCGACAAGGCGGTGCGCGCGCGCTCGATCCAAGGGCGGCTCGCGCTCGACGGCATCTTCTATCCGAAGAACGCGCCGTGGGCGGCGGACTTCTTCGCGGAAGTTCTCAACCTGTGGGTTGGCAAGCACGACGACCAGGGCGACGCGCTCGGCCTCGTCGGCCAGCTGCTCGACAAGATGGTGAAGGGCCGCGTCGGCGCAGCGCCGACCGTCAAGCTGCCGGATGACGGCTACCGCTCGGTGAAACGCAACAACAATGTGGATGCCATGACGCTATGATCAATCTCGACACGGCTGTCGCAAACTATGCGAGCTACGAGAGTGCCAGCGACACAGCCACCTCGAAACTGATCATCCGCCGCCGTGAGTTCGAGGATTACTGCTCGGCGAAATCGCGCGAGATCGAGGAGCAGCGGCTGTCATGGCGCTACTATCACGTCGATCAGTGGACGCCAGAGCAGCTGAAGGTGCTGCGCAAGCGGCATCAGCCGCCGATCACCTTCGACCGCACCGGGCGCAAGATCGACAGCCTGTCGGGCACCATCCGCCGCCTGCGCACCGACCCGAAGTGCTATCCGAACACACCGAACGGCGAGCAGGGGGCCGAGGTCGCCACGCAGGTGATCCGCACCATCAACGACGCCTCGTTCGCCGAAGACCTTGAAGTCGAGTGCTGCCGCGACGCGCTGGTGCATGGCATCGGCATCGATGAGCTGATGCTGGTGCCCGGCGACAAGGGCGACCCCGATCTGCGCTTCGTCTATGTGGACCCGCGCACGTTCTTCTACGACCCGCGCTCGTTGCGCTCCAACTTCGGCGACACGCGCTTTCACGGGGTCTACAAATGGGCGGACATCGACGAGCTGGACGCGCTCGCCGACGGCGCGTCGGAGCTCGTCAAGGAGCATCTCGACAGCGACGGCGGCTACTGGACCGCATTCGACACCGACCGCGAGAGCCTCTGGGTTGATAGCCGCCGCCGCGTGCGCCTGATCGATCACTGGTACAAGCGCGGCGATCAGTGGCGCTGGTGCCTGCACACGGGCAACGTCGAGATCATGAGCGGCGAGAGCCAGTTCTTCAACGAACGCGGCATGTCGATCTCCAAGTATCACGCGTTCGCCAACATGATCGACATCGACGGCGATCACTACGGCTTCGTGCGCCGCCTCAAGGGACCACAGGACGGGCTCAACCAGCACCGCTCCAAGGCGATCCACATCATGAACACCCGGCAGCTCAAGATCGCGCAGGGTGCCGTTGACGACATCGAGGTGACGCGGCGCGAGGCTGCGCGGCCTGACGGCGTGCTGGTCTACACCGGAGACCCGAAGGCGCTGGAGGTGCTGCAGCCGGAGCAGGAGTTTCTGCAGCAAACCAAATACTACGAAGACGCGAAAACCGAGATCGACAGCTTCGGCCCGAACCAGCAGCTGATCCAGGAATTTGGCCAGAACGTCTCCGGTCGCGCGGCGAACCTGCTGCAGCAGGCCGGGCTCGCGGAGCTGGGGCCGTTCCTGAAGAATTTCCGCATGTGGAAGCTGGAGCGCTACCGCGCCTGCTGGGTCGCGGCGCAGCATTACTGGACTGGCGAGCGTTTCCTGCGCGTGACCGGCGATCAGAACGTCGCGCAGTTCATGCAGATCAACGGCGTCGAGCTGGACCCGTATGGCCGCCCGATGCTGGTCAACGTGCTCGGCAACATCGATGTCGAGATCAAGGTCGATGAAGGCCCCGACACCGAGACGGTGATGGGCGACATCTTCGATCTCCTGATGTCGCTGAACCAGAACAATGCGCCGGTGCCGCCGCAGCTCATCATCGAGGCGTCGAACCTGCCGCTGTCCGAGAAGAAGAAGCTGCTCGGCATGCTGGCGCAGCCCGACCCTGCGAAGCAGGCAGCGCAGAACGCCATCATCCAGAAGACCATGGCCGAAGCTGCTCTCGCCAACGCGCAGGCGGGCAAGGCGCAGGCCGACGCTGGCAAAGCGCAGACCGCAGGTATGCTCAACATCGCCAAGGCGCGCACCGAAGGCATGCCGGACGGCGGCCCCGAACCGAAGACGCCGCTCGACTACGCGGAGCAGCTCGCCAACATCGCGGAGACGCAGGCGACCGCGGAGCACAAGCGCGCCTCGGCCGAGGCGTTACGCAACAAGGACCGCGTCACGCCGCTGCAGCTGCTCGCAGACCACGCGCAGCGCCACGCTGATCGCTTCTCGCAGTCCATCGAGCAGATCGCCAGCCGTGGCATCGAGACCTATCACCGCAATCTCGACCGGCGCGTCGATGACTTTCACCGCGCCGAAGACCGCGACAGCCGCGAGCGCGTCGCGCGCTTCGCTGCCGCGCGTCGGCAGACTGCACAGAAATAGAAAACCGTCATCGCGTAGCCCGTCGTTATGCGGCGGGCCGGTGACGGGCGGGCGCGGCCTGTCCCCGCGCCCGCAACATCCTTCGTCCGCGTGAACGAAATCACGCACCACGCCTGACGCGAGCGACATCGCGTCACCCAGCGAGAGGGATGTCTCGCCACGCCGCTCGTCGCGATAGCCGGGCCACGTTTGCCGGAAACGACATTCCGGGGAGACCACAAGGCAATGACTGACATAACGCAGGGCGCTGACGCGCTCGACGAGAATGCTCTGTTCAACGCGGCTGTCGAAGCCGAGACGCTCGACAAGTTCGAGAACCCGCCACCCGTGAAGGAGCCGGACAAACCGGCCGCCCTGGCACCGGACGGCAAGACCGAACCGAAGACTGAGCCGAAGGAAGCCAAGACCGACGACAACGCCCCGGTCCCGCCGGGTCGCTTGCGCGAGGAGGCTGAAGCGCGGCGCAGGGCCGAACGTGAACGCGACGATCTGCGGGCCCAGATGCAGCTGCTGGCGCGGCAAGCGCCGCCACAGCAGCAGCGCGAGCAGCCCAAGGGCGTTGACCTGTTCGAGAACCCCTCGGGGTTCGTGCAGCAGGAGCTGAAGCCGTACCTCGAAAACATCCACTCGCAATTCCAGATGCAGCGCGAAGCGATGTCTCTGGACTTCGCCATGCAGCGGCATGGCGAGGAGAAGGTGGGCTCCGCACGGCAGGCCCTTGAACAGGGCATGCAACGCGGTGATCCGCACGCGTGGAGCACCTACCAGCGCGCAATGGGTTCGCACGATCCCTACGGTGTCATCGTCAAGTGGCATCAGGACGGCGAGACGCTGCGCAACATCGGTGGTGATCTCGACGGGTACAGGAAGCGCATTCTCGAAGAAGCACTGGCCGATCCCGAGTATCGGGCTCGCGTCATTGAAGCTGCGAAAGGTCAAGCGGCAGCGACAGGGCAACACGTCGCTCGCCCAGTCAAGCCTGCGGTCGCCTCTCCATCGCTCGGCAACATCGGTGCCGGTGGAGGTGACGCACAAACCGTCGAACCCTCCGACGCTGAACTGTTCCGGGCCGCAACTCAGGCAAAGCGGCGCTGAAACGACGCGCCGCGCATCACCCAATGGTGAGCGGCTATGCTTACGTCCAACCACGTCAATAACGAGGTCATCAAGTTTCGCCGTCAGGTGATCTCGGACTTCCTGCGGCGCTCGCGCTTCGATCCGTTCATGGGCGACAGCTCCACGAACGTCATCGTGCGCCTTGCCGATCTCGAAAGCGATGGCAAGCAGGTCAACGTCCCGCTCGTCAACCAGATGTCCGGTGACGGCGTCGGCGCTGGCACGCTGCGCGGCAACGAGGAAATGCTCGACAGCTACGGCTTCCCGCTGTGGGCTGACTGGGCCCGCAACGCGGTCGCCAACAACCGCGCGTCGAACAAGGAGTCCTCGTTCAACGTCCGCTCGACCGCGCGCGATCTTCTGCGCGGCTGGGCACGCCGCGTCGTTCGTGACGACATCACGGACGCGCTGCTTTCGATCCCGACCTCTGCCGTGCAGGCGAACCGCTTCGGCGTTCCCGGCAACCGCGTGAACGGGATCAAGTGGTCGGCTGCGACCGCAGGCCAGAAGGACAGCTGGATGAACGCGAACCTCGACCGCGTTCAGTTCGGCACGGTGGCCGCCTCGGCGGTGCCGTCCACCTTCGCGGCGGCGGCGCTGCTGCTCGACACCACCGCCGACATCATGACGGCGGCTGTGGGCTCGCTTGCCAAGCAGAAGGCGAAGCAGTCGGGCGTCTCCTCGGCCAATCCGGGCGTCTACAACGGACGCCCCAAGATCACGCCGTGGGAGATCGAGGAGCTGGACGAGGAAATGTACGTCTGCTTCCTCGGCGACGGTGCGTTCCGCAGCCTGCAGAACGATCCCGTCATGTACCAGGCCAACCGCGACGCGCGTGCGCGTGAGGGCAACCCCGCCAGCACGAACCCGATCTTCACGGGCGGCGCGCTGCTGTTCGACGGTGTTCTCTACAAGAACATCCCCGAGATCACGCAGCGTCTCAACCTCGGTCTGATCGGCACCGCGTCGGCGAACGTCGAGCCGTTCTTCCTGTGCGGTCAGGCCGCGCTGGCCTACGCGACCGGCCAGATGCCGCGCCCGACGCAGCTGGAGGACGGCGACTACGACTTCGTCACCGGTCTCGGCATCGAGGCGCAGTACGGCGTCGGCAAGATCGCCAAGGCACCGCTCACGGCGTCCGGCGCGACGGTCGGCGATCTCGTCGATTGGGGCATGGTCACCGGCTTCGTCGCCACGACCTGATCTGACACGACCCACAACAGCGACAGCGTGGACGGACCCGCCCGCGCTGATTTTTTCTCGAACGATGAGATCATGACCATGGCTCCTCGCACTGCATACCGTCAGCCGCAGGCCGGCGGTCAGGGTTTCGCCCGCACCAAGAAGGTGTTTGGCGGCCCCACCATCACGCTCGTTGCCGGTGACGTTGCGCTCAACGCGCAGACGGCCATCGCCGTGTCCCCAAGGGTTTCATCCTGCAGTCCATCGGCGGCACGGTCGGCGACCTCGATACCGGCGCGGCCCTGATGGTGGCGCTCGGTGATGCGGGCAACAACGCACGCTTCTTCGCCGCCAACGCGATTGGGCAGGCGGGCGGCGCGATGCCCGCGCTGGTCGCCGGTTCGGTCGGCTACGAGTTTCCCGACGATACCGACATCCTGTTGACCTCAACGGTGGCGGCAGCGGGTCTCGGCCCGACACCCACGATCAACCTGCTGCTGGAAGGCTACATGAAGTGAGGGACGCCGGGCTTCGGCCCGGCGTTTTTTCCGTTTCATGTGGAACGCACACCGTAAAGGGAAGCGCGATGAAGAAAGCAACTGTGACGTACACCGCGCCGAAGGGCGAGGCGAAGACGCTGGACATCGGCGGCACCACGCTCGTCACCGGCAAGCCTGACACCGTGGTCTGCGAGGACGCGCTGATGGCGCGCCTGGAGAAGGCGGGCGGCATGCTCAAGGTCGAAGGCGTGAGCGACTACACGCCGCCGAAGGAGGTCTCCAAGGGTGATGAGCCCAAGGAGGGCCCGAAAACGGAAGCCAAGGACGAGCACGGCAAGGCGCACCGCTAAGCCGAACGCGAAGAAGAAGGTGAAGAAGGGCCGCCGCTGAGCGGCCCTTTTCATTGGGGAGGGACGGATGGCGGTTCTACCAAGCGGCAATGTCATGGTTATCAACGGGCCGGTGATCGCGGCAGGCGAGAGCGTCTCCGACGCGATTGATGTCACCATGGGCCGTATCGTGCGGATCACGATGCCCGCCGACTGGCTGAACGTGCCGCTGACGTTTCAGGTCTCCAGCGACGGCGCGTTCTTCAACGACCTGTTCGACAGCAGCGGGCACGAGGTCACGTTCATCGTGCAGCCGGGCGTCGGCGTCGTCGTGCTCAGCGAAAACTCCGTGTCGTTTGGTTTCGTCAAATTCCGCTCGGGCACGCGCGAAAGCCCCGTGCCGCAACCGGCGCAGCGCGAGTTCGCCGTCGCTGTGCTGGACTACAGGGTGCCTACCATCGAGGCGTTCTCGATCCCGATCAAGCTGGTGACGTGATGGCAGAGACGCACAGCTGCGAGGAGCTGATCAACAAGGCTGCAGCGATCCTCGGCAAGTATGTTCCGGGTGAGGCGCTCGGCGATGTCGAGCACGCGACCATCGACCGCTGCATCGACGACGTGATCGCCGAGATCAACAAGATCGTCGCCATCTCCGACCGCAACGAAATCCCCAACCTCGTGTTCGAGACCATGGCGCGCCTCGTCGCGATCTACGCGGCAGCCGAGTTCTCGAACCAGCCGCTCGATCTGATGGCGGTGCAGCAGCACGAGCAGCGTCTGCGCTACCTGATCGCGCAGACGCCGACCTACGAAGTGCTGGCGGTGAATTACTTCTGATGAGCGATGTCCCGTTTCCCCTCCTGACAGCGCCGGGTCTCAAGCCGCAGGCCGCAGGAGGCCGCGTGCTCAACTGCTACCCGGAGAAGCTGCCCGAGACCGCTGGCAAGCCGTATGGCTGGTTCAGGGTGCCGGGCCTCAGCGCGTTCGGCACAGCGCCGAGTGGCCGCTTCCGTGGCGGCGTGCTGGTCAACAACAGCTTCTATGGCGTGTTCGGCACGTCGGTCTATTCGTTCAATTCGGCGGGTGGCGCGGGGACGGTGCTGCCGGGCACGATGCCGGGCTCGGGCATCGTCTTCGCCGCCCGCAACAACGCCGCCAACCCCGACGTGGTGTTCGTCTCGCCCGGCGACGGCGCGTTCTGGATCAATGGCAGCGGCGTGGTGGTCGCCTATCCCGATGTCAATATCGGCCAGCCCAATTCGGTGGTGTTTCACAAAGGGTTCTTCGTCTTCACCTACGGCAACGGCACCACGCGCACCTCGAACGTCAACGTCACCACCATCAACGTGCTCAACTCGGCGACGGCCGAGAGCAAGCCCGACACGCTCTATCGTCCGGTGCCACTCGCAAACGGTCAGCTGCTTTTGTGCGGCTCGACCTCGCTGGAAGTGTGGGGCGGCGCGAACGACAGCGGCTACCCGTTTTCCTACATCGCGACCATCGGGCGCGGCCTCGTTGGGCCCGCCGCGATTGCTGGTAGCGAGGACGGGTTCGGCAAGGGCATCTTCCTCGTCGGCGACGACTACCGCGTCTCGCGCCTCAACGGTTACGACTGCGTGCCGATCTCCAACTCCGACATCGACACGCTGATCGAGCGCGAACCGGTCAAGAGCAACATTCGCGTCGGCGTCTTCAACTCGCGCGGCCACGGCTTCGTCGTCGTCCAGGGCGCCGCATGGTGCTGGATTTTCGACACCACGCTCAACACATGGCACGAGCGGCGCTCGTACCTGCAGCAGTATTGGCGCGGCCTCTATCCCGTGCAGGCTTTCAACAAGTGGCTGTGCGGCGACAGCGACGGCGCCAACTTGTGCGAGATCAGCGCGCAGGTGCGCAAGGAGCTGGGCAACCCGATCAGCATGCGGATCGAGACCGGCCCGTTCGGTTCGTTTCCCAACGCGGTGCGGATCAACGCCATCGAGCTGTATTTGACCAAGGGCGCGAGCGACGCGACCGGTCACGACCCCGACGAGACCAATGTCGAGATCGCGATCTCGATCTCCCGCAACGGCGGTCAGAACTGGTCGAACCCGCGCAACGTCAAGATCGGGCGGCAGGCGATCACCAACGGGCGGGTGCGCGCCTCGATCTGGGGACAGGCCGAAGTGCAGGGCGTGCGCTGGCGGTTCGAGGAGAGCGCGGGCGTGGACTTCGCGTTCATGGGCGCTGACATGCTCGGGGACAAGCTGCGATGAGGACGAAGTTCTCGTTGCCCGCGCAGAACGTGCCGATCCTTTTGCCTGACGGCACCATGAACCCGACTTGGTACGAGAAGCTCAAGGTGATCGAGAGCTTCGTCAATCTGTTCGGCTACATCGAATTTTCGCGGCCGACCTCTCCACCCGCATCGCCGCCGACCGTCACCTCGATTGCCAACAATCAGGTGCTGATCTGGGACGCGACACAGGGCCAGTTCAAGGCTGGAGCAAACTGACATGGCTGGTTTCTTTGACACGCTGTTCGGCGGTGGTGCCGAACGCGAAGCTGCGGAAGCCAACCGGCGGCTCGCGGCCCAGTACCAGACCTCGTCGCTTGATGCGCTCAACAGCACCTACGGCGAAGGCACCGCCGCGATCAACAAGGGCATCTCGGCTTACGACCCACTCGCCGCGCTCGGCACCAAATACAACGCTGCAGGCGATGTCTGGATGAATGCGCTCGGCGTCAACGGCGCCGACGCCGCGAAGGGCGCGCAGTCCGTCTTCCAGACCACGCCCGGCTACGAGCTGACGCAGAACGCCGCGCTCGATGCCATCGACCGCAGGCGCGCCATCGGCGGCATGTACGCGAGCGGCAATGCCGACATCGACACCGGCAACTGGATCACCAAGAACCTCTACGAGACCCAGTACCAGCCGTGGATGGCGGGCCTGCAGGGCGCCGCTGGCATGGGCGGCCAGTACACGGCGGCGGCGGCACAGGGCCAGCAGGGCGGCTACACCAATCTCGCAAACCTTGCGCAGACCTACGGCCAGAACCAGACCAACGTCTACGGCAACAACATGAACACCAACGTCGCGGCGAACAACCAGCAGGCAGCGGGCGAGGCGGCGGGCGCGAAGAACCTGCTCGGCGCGGGCCTGTCCATCGCGGGCGCGGCGTTCGGCATGCCGGGCCTCGGCTCCAGCTTCACAGGCGGCGGCGGTGGTGGCGGCGGCGGTGCCTACTCTGGCGGCTCCTACAACTTCTCAGGCTCGCCGCTCGGGCAGGGCCTGAGCAAGTTGGGCGGCATGTTCGGCTTCGGCTAGGAGACCGGCGATGGCGATCAACCCCGTCCGGTATGACATGCCGGGCTCCTTCATCGGCGAGATCGACTGGTCACCGCTGGCGCGCATCGGTGAGACGCTGCGGAAGAACCGCGAGGAGGAGGAGGCCGCGCGCCTGATCGCGCAGCTCTACGGCTCGGGTCCCTCAGGTGACTCAGCCGCCGCCCGTGGGGAGTCCGCCGGGCGCGGCGACTGCACCGCCCCCCGCCGCTGCCGCGCCACCGCAGGCGCTCGCTGGCCCGGTCCCGATGCCCCGGCCGCGACCGCAGGAAGCGAACGGTGTGCCGGGCCCGCAACTGCCCGCCGGGGCGCCCCCGCCGCCCGCCTGGTTCGATCAGGCAGGCGCCCAGAATTGGGGTCAGTACCCGCTGCGAGGTGGCACCGCGCCCGTGCCGACCACGCAGCCGCCGCCGTGGCCCGGCGCAGACGCGCCGGTAGCGCAGGCATCTCCGCAGGCTTCGCCCGTGGCGGCTCCCGCAACTCCTGCTCCTGCAGCGCCTGCGGCCTCGCCCGGTCTCGCAGGCGATCCCATGGCGCGCTACGCGCAGGCAACGTCCGCCATCGAGAGCGGCAGTCCGCAGGGCAACTACCGGCTGGTCGGCCCGCAGACGAAGACCGGTGACCGCGCCTTCGGCCGCTATCAGGTGATGGGTGCGAACGTCCCCGAGTGGACGGAGCGCTATTACGGCCAGCGACTGACGCCGCGTGAGTTTCTGATCAATCCGCAAGCGCAGGACGCGGTCTACAAGGGCGAGTTCGGGCGCCTCGTCGATAAGTACGGCCCGACCGGCGCAGCCAAGGCGTGGTTCGCTGGCGAGCGCGGCATGAACAATCCGAACGCGCGCGACATCCTCGGCACGTCGGTGTCGAGCTACGCGGATCGCTTCAACCGCAACCTCGGCCTGCCGCCCGAGATCACGTCGGGGGCGTCGCGCGGCGCGCCGCAGAGCAACGCGCTCGCCTTCAACGAGGTGCGCAACGGCGCGGTCGGCGCGCTCGTCAGCGACCAGCCGCAGGCCCCGGCGGTCAGCCCGGAGCAGCTGGCGGCGCTCGCCCGCAATCCGCTGACGCGACCGCTCGCCATCGGCCTCGTGCAGAAGCAGCTCGATCCCGGCACCTACGACTTCAAGATCGTCGGCGACAATCTGGTGCGGACAGAGCTGGCCCCGCAAATTCGGACAGTAGCTTGA